GTTAAGACATGATTCGCCATATCATCGAAGACTTTAGGCGGTATTGTGCAGATATGTGCGCCTAACTCGAATGCTGTGGCTACAGACTGTACTGAGCGGATAGAAGCAGCAAGGATCTTAGTTTTAACAGCATGTTTCTGGAATACCTTGCTTATATCGCTGATTAAACCAAGACCACAAAGGCTATTATCATCCATTCTACCGATAAAGGGAGATATATAGGTAGCACCGGCTAGTGAGCAGAGAATTGCTTGACTAGGACTGAATACTAAGGTCATATTAACCCTAAGACCTACATTAGAGAGATGTTTACAAGCTTTAAGACCATCTAAGGTACAAGGTAGTTTAATTGTAGCTACGTTACCGTAGTTTTCATGAACTGTAAGACCATTCTGGATTAATTCATTAGTAGAATCACCCATAACCTCAATACTGAGATCATCTACACCTAATTCAATAATATCTCTATAAACCTTCCAAGGATCTCTACCAGACTTGTGGATTAGAGTGGGATTGGTAGTAATACCAGATATAAGACCAGAGGATACTCTACTCTGTATATCACTGACTATTGCTGTATCTAAGAATAACTGCATATAACTGTATTGGTGGGTATGGTGGCTTATTAGGAGTATTCAAAACAGGAATACTAGGTAATAAGGGGGAAGAGTTGTCTACGAAGTAGGCAATAATTCCCCCTTGAGGGGTGAGTCCACCCTTCTCTCCCCTGTATAGGTGACGAACCGCCTTAAACCCAGGTAGGGACTGATGTCTTATTATGATCTAATCTGTTAGCTTGGTCTCTTTGGTCTTTAGTCATACCAAGGACCATATGATTAGCAGAGGCAGTAGGGTTGTCTATGAACTCAGCCAGCATTGACTGCCATTCTTCAGCCTTACGAGCTTTGATAGCATCATGAGCAGAGATAGACATAGCATCTGTAAAGTACTTCACTCCCTGAGCTAAGCAGTCTAATCTGTCATCATGTTTAACTGCACCTTTCTCTCTACACATCCTAGACATCTGATAGAAGAGCATATACATGAGGCGTAGTTCAGGAGCTTCATCTTTGTTAGAAGCATAGTCCCATTCAACAACACCTCTATCTACTACTAATCTATGTTGGTTCATAACAGGTTCTAAGGCATCTATTATTCTGTCTTCTTTACGGACGTTAGCTCTAACCTCTTCTACATCTATATGTTGTCCAGTCATCTGTAGATGTTTTTTAAATAGTTCACCTACAATTCCATCACCGAAGTTTGTCTCAATTACAAGTTTGGTAGCGTTATACTTTCTGCATCCTCTGAGTATATTGAGCAAGGTAGTATCAGAGTACCCATCTTTGTATGCTCGCATTTCATGCAAGAATAGGATGCCGTTTTTCTGAGATATGAATGCTGCTGCTGTTTCATCGCTGCCTCGGCCCGACGGATCAACGGAGCATATAGTTTCTGAGTAGTTGGTCCATTCTCCTTGGAGTTGCATTGGAGAGTAAAAATAATCTCCTGGTAGACCGACCGTGGGTAGATCTTTGATGACGTTTTTTGGGTCTGAGCACCAGACAACTTGATCAGGACCAGACTTAGGGTTAACACTGGTAATGACAAGATCAGCCATCTTAAGAGGGAATTTCTCTGCATCACTTAATGAGGTATCTAGTTGGAACTGCAACATGTAGTTGCTACGACCCATAGCTGCTTCACGTTCTAGTAGGTCGTCATTGGTGAATCTGTCAGGGTCAGTTACTTCCCATTCATCTACTCCTTCATCTAAATCTTCTTGTACTTGAGGAGCTAGTAGTCCTTCGTATTGACCAAGCTTTCCTTTTCTTGGATATCTTGAGGGCCAAACGAACGGACGGTAGTTACGCTCTGCCAGCTTACGATAAACAGTAAAAACAGTCTGAGGAGTCCCAAGGTAGCAAATACGGCTATCGCTTTTGGGGGTAAGGATAGATTCGGCTTCCGTACAGAGTTGAAGAAGTTTTTCACGCATCAACTCCGTCATACTGTTTCCTGGTACTTCTATGTCGTCCAAGACCATGAGGTCTGCACGAGAACCAGTTAGTTGCCCAGTAATACCAACGCTTTTTACGCTTGGAGCCTGATGAGGCGAGCAGAGTACGTCGAAGGAGATACGACTCCACCTTGCCTCGTCGCTTTTTGGTCTTAGGTGAGATAGCCATGGTGTCTCTATGATTAGTTTCTGTAGGAAGATAGACATGTTGTCTGCTCTCTCTTTAGAGGCAGAGATAATCATGATCTTTCTTTCACTGTCGTTGAATAATGTCCACAACACGAACGCTCCAGTAATCCAGCTTTTACCGACTCCTCGGAAGGCTTGGATTTGTAGACGTTTAGGACCGTGTTGTAGATAATCAGCAATTGCGAATTGCGCTCTAGTTGGAGGGGGTAGATCAAGCTGTTCCCACAATGCCGTCAGAAACAGCTTAAAATCGCCCTGAAGAGCCGTTAAGGCATCTTTCAATAATTCGTACCAGTTTCTTGTTTAAACTTCTCCTTGGTCCACATACCCGTCTCTACGTAAGTCCTATAAAGTTGTAGTTTTCTCTTATTTAGATTAGGTATGATTTTTAGGTTTTTGTTAGACATGTTTTAAAATTTCTGAAGGTCTTTATCACGCTCTTCGAAGTAAGCTGTTTTAGCTTCTCTCATTTCTTTGTATTCTTTAGCGTCGGCTTTATCTTTTGGTGATTCGTAGGTAGCCGTTCCTGTAAATTCTTTAGCCATTAAGATTTCACCTTTAGTCTATTGTTTTTCTTTAACCATTTTTGGTGTTTCTTATACTGTTCCCAAAGCTCCTTATCAGTGAAAGCTCCTGACTTACGAGCTGGGCTATTTTTAGATTTCTTTTCCCAAGCTATCTGTTCTTTTGACTTATCTGACTTCTTGCTTTCCTTCTTCTTAACAACCTTTGTAGATTTTAACTCCTCTTTAGGTTTCTTATCATCCTTTTTCTTTACGTTAGGTTTCTTGACTTCAGACTTAGGTGTTTCTGTTTTAGTTAGAGGAGTAGTAGTAGTAGTAGGTTGAGTCCTATCAATATACTGCTCATTACGTCTACCGATCACACCACCAGTCTGCTCTGGGTTTTTAATACCTTGAGTTACTTTGTTGAGATTTCTTGCTGTATTTAATGCATCTCTCTCAGCAAGATTCATATTCTGACCAAACATCGTATTAGTCATAAAATTAGCTGTTCTATCTGCAAATCTTGTTTTATCAAGAAGAGCATCAATAATAGGTGCAGCAACACCTCCTTTACCAATACGTTTGTTTACTGAACTTGCTCTTCTCGTAACTTCACTTGGATTAGGATTTATTCTAAGTTTTGCATTTTGTAGAACTTGATTACCTTTATTTAATCCTTGTTTACCTATTTTTAAAGCTTTGCTTTTAAGACCTTTAGCCTTGCTTTTTAAATCACCTGCTACATCACGTTTTTTATATACAGTCTTACCATCTACCTTCAGCTCACCCTTTCTGGCTTTTGGTGTCTTAGGTGCTGTAAACTTCTCATCCTTAACGAATGAAACTAATTCCTTTTTAGTAAATTTCTTACCATCTACTGCTCTTACATATTTCTTACCATCCCATTTAAACTTCTTGCCGTTGATAGTTACCAGTCTTCTGAGGTTATTGATCTGTCCAATAATCTCTCGGACCATATCTAACCCTGATACTTCTGCCATAATTAATTAATATGTTGATGAATGAGTTGTTCTCTTAGAGGTCTATATCCAAATGTTTGACGCATCCATTTGAGCCAATGACTGCTACCTTTCCCTTGATTACACGCTTGACAAGCTGGTACAAGATTGCTTGTAAGGGTTTCTCCACCGCTTGTTCGAGGCTTAACATGATCGAGTGTAAGTTCTGTGATTTCATAATTGTTTCCGCAATAAACACATGTACAGTTGAAGTGCTCTTTAATAGCTCTTCTCCAGAGCCGTTTAGCATCAGGACTTGTCATGGTTATTAGGTTTTGTAAATAGTGTTGTGGGCTAGGTAGTAGTGGGATCATTTACGAGATTTAAGTCTGCTTTTACGATTAATAGATGGAGACTGGGTTCTGCCTTCCGTTGTGCTTCCTTTGTAGTGAGCAGCATCTTTGCCGTCACCATTACCGTAAGTACCAAGTTTTCTATTAAGCTTGTTAGCGTTGACTCTTATCTTCAGACCATTATTTGTTTTGTTATACCGTGCTTGTTGTTTAAGTCTTTTTTTACGAGCTTCAGGATGACTCCTGTAATACTCAGCTGTGCTTCCTGCCATAAAGTCTACTCTGTACTAATTCGGGATCTACTTTTGGCATAACGGCTGCAAGCTTGGCGAGTGGATTACCTTCTATTGCTATGCCATTTATGTCGTTTGTTTTAAGCCATTCACAGGCTGCCTTGAGGTCTTGGGTAGTAGCTTCGCCACTTTTGACTCTTTTTAGAAACTCAGTTGTGACAAGGTTATGTAGCTCGTTAAATTGGTCTTCAGTGGCTCGCTTTTTCATTCCTTCATTCCGGGGAATAGATTACGTCTGACGATCTCTACTGCTTTATCGTCGATGGTGTTATCAGTGGATTTGGCATAAGCCTCTAATAGTTGAATGATCAAATTCTTCACTGCAGAAGTGGAAAGAAATGTCATTAAGATGGGTTTGATGATGATCACTTGTTTAGTAGGGGTTGCGTAATTGGTGATTTTGTAAATTCCTCAATCAGTTCTTTTCGTTCTTGTAGTTGCTCTACAACTTTTCCAGTAGGTGAATTTTTGAATCCTTCAATGATATTTGCACCTACATATCCGAGGACTATTAGCCCTCCAATGATTGCTATACTAACTTTCATCTACTTTCTTAGTTGTCTTTTTCTTAGCTGTAGTTTTTTTCTTAGCTGCTTCAGCTTGATCTTTAGTTTGCTTAGCTATAGCGTCACTTAAAGTACTCATTCTTTAATAGGTTTAGTTGGACAGTCGTACTCCTGTTCATTCCATGGGAACTTCTTATCTTTAGGAGTACAGGTGTTTTTTAGATACTGCTTAACTGCAGCTTTTTTATTTGCTTGATATTCGACTATGGGGACGACATCACTGCACATGTCATAGACACGTGTTTCTTCGGCTAACATGAATCCCTTTCGTTGAAGTTCAGCACATCTCAGCATACGAGTTAGCTCATAATCAAGCCTCATCTTTTCTTCTTGCCGTTTGGCTATACGTCTACATTGTGCTAAACCTCTACGATCCAAAGGAAACATGAAGTTGATTTGTCCTCCCCAGTTCTCAGCTACCGTGTAGCTTCTCTGAGTCATCTCCTCGTCAAAAGGCTTTGTATGATTACCCATATAGAATGGGCTGAATGTCATTGTTGAACCATTACAGCTAACCCCAGAACCGTAGTGCTGCCTACTAGGAGCACCATTATTCTGGAATTGGACAGCTTGGTTAGTTACATTTCCAGTCGCTGCTGCAACGGGATTTGACACATTATTAGTTTCATCTTCTGCCTTGACAGGTGCTATTGAGAGAAGACTGATAAGGAGACAGTAGTAGATTCCGTTTCTATAGTTCTTTCGATCTCTGTGAGTTCGATTATCTGACTTGCTGCTCTTGTTACTACTTCTAGTGAGAAGTCGGAACCAGCTGTTGTCATGTTGAATACTGAATCGGTGTCTGCTATTCCTCCAGAGGTTGCTGAGGTATGGGTTATGTTGTCCCCAGACCATTTGTTTAACGCTGCTCCATAGGTGGTTGTTGTTATCTCTTCAGTTATATCCTGAGTAGTAGTTGTAGTACTGTTCATTGACCCTTGGGTGAAGTTGGGTTGTACTAATTCAGCTTTTACTACCGTGGGTGATACCAGTAGGAAAAGTAAAAGCCATTTGTTCATGTTTCTTTCTTTTTAGCCATTGGACAGTCTACGGTTGTGGGTTTGCCATTGCCATTCTTGTTGCCAGTGGTCAAACCAAATGTTGCTAAGGCTCCCGTAAAAACCGAAGCAACGAACGTGATATCTGAGTTCCCACTCTTTTTAAACATGGGTAACTCGACATAATTCATTGTGATGATGAAACCAGACCAGACGACTACTCCGAGCCTCACGAATGTTCCAAGCACCTCTATTTGATGTTCTTTATCCTCTACAGCATCTTTCAGCTTTCCAAGGACTCCTTTTTCTTCAGGCGGTTTTCCTTCCATTTATCAACTTTCTTTTGTAAGAACTTTTGGATTTGTTTCTTTATCTTGTCAAATAAAGGAGTAGCAAGGGTGGTAGTAGCTACAGCTGCAACAGCTGCATAAGTAGCCGTTGCGACTACTTCAGCTGAAGGTAAGGGTAGATCTATTTTTACAACAGGAACTCTAAGAGTTGGTTGT